GCCCAAGCTTGTCCAAAAGATACTGGAAGAATGGCATCTAGTTTTTACGTTGGAAAAGATAAACCTAATCTCACAGTAAGGCCAGAAGGTTGGTCTACTCCTGCCAAAAGAAAATATCCAGGTGGTGTTGGAACTGAAGGTGTAATTGTTGAACCTGGAGTAACAAAAGTGCAGATTCCTTTTTATAACAATAAAATTACTGCTGATTCTGATTGGTACATATCAAACAATTTAAAATATGCAGAAAGAGTTGCTTATGATCCTATTTATGCAAAAGGTGCTCCAGGGGGTGCAGCTTGGTTTACGAATATTGAAACTCAACAGAAAACTAATTTAAATAAAAGAATCCAAAAAGAAATGAACAAGATCAACAAAATCAAATGAGCTTTTTAACAATCAGATCTCTTTTTGAGAGAAAAATCACATCTGCTTTTACAGGATTATCTCCATCTGTTCCTGTTATGTATGACAACGTACAAGAAGAGCCGCCTGGTGGAGCTGCCACTGAATATGTCCGATTAATTATTAGTTATCCATCTTTAACTGAACCAATAGTTTCTAAAACAGAAAGTTCAATTGAAGTAATTAGAGGAAGCGTTCAAATTAGCTGTTACGTCCCAAAAGGAAAAGGAATGAAAAGATTAGAGGAAATGGCTGGAACTGCAATTTCAACTTTAAATACCTTAAAAGTTCAAGATTCAACGATAAGGGCAAGCATTGGAGAAGTTAGTGGCCCAGTAAATGTAATTGAATCAAATAATCCACACGCATTGGTGACAGTATCAGCTCCATTTGTTGCAAAAGGTTAAGCCTCCTTAAGGGGAATATAATAAAAACAGTTATGCCCCTAACTAACGCCCCTAACGCCTCCAATTTGTTGTTTATGAGGTAATTATTTTGCCAATTGCGTGCTCCTCTTCTGCTTTAACTGGGCAAGAAGGGGCAATTTATTTCTCCCCAGGAGGAACTAAGTGGTGTTTAAAGGATTACACAGATTTTCCATCTGGAGCTAATGGAGTAACTGTTCCATCTAGCCATGATTTCAGGGTTAATGATCCTGTTAAATTTTCTGTTGTAAATACAGCAACCTTAGACACTGCCTTAACTGCTGGAACTACTTATTACGTTATCGCTACCACTGCAACGACAATAAAAGTAGCTACAGCGGCTGGAGGAACCAACATTGCTTTAAATGGTGATGGTGGTACTGGTTCTGCTGATAAAACTGGACATATAAATGTTCAGTATTCTGAGGCAGCAGCAGTTGCCCAAGTAAGAGAATTTTCTATTGATATAGAAAGAGAATTGCTAGATGTAACAACGCTTCCAGGCGGTGTTTCTGGTGTGTCAAAGTATGCACCATTTAGAAACCAACAAGGAGGTTTTGCTTCAGCTTCTGGCTCTATGACTGTTTATTTTACAGACAGTCAAACAAGCCTTGCAAATCGTTTACTTGGTAACGTCCTTTTGAAATCTCAAGAAGGTGCAGCCGTCAAACTTTATGTTGATTGCGTTGATAATGGTTCAGGTGGTGTTGATGATGCGAGTAGCATTTTTGTTGACACAGATGTGACCATTACAGGAATAAGTTTAAATGTGAATCCTGATGACCCAACAACAGGAGAGGTTTCATTTAACCTCAATAATCCGAGGCATATGTTTAGCACTTCTTTAACATAAATGTTTAAATGTAGCTAACCCCATCATCCAACCCTGTTTTTATTAACAGGGTTTTTTATTGTTTAAAATTTAGAAGTGTAGATTGTCGCCTTCTGCACGATTGGGGGAGACTCACACAATACTCCCCCTTTTCAATGTCATCTGCTTAAGGAGGGCTATATAATTTCTTTAAGCGACAATTTTATTTATGGATGCATTAGAAAAATTAAAAGCTGCCTGTTCAATGGCAGCAGTAAAAAAAGAAATACCATTACCAAATGGAACTACTTTTGATTTTTTTATTACACCAATGACGCTGGCAGAAAGATCAAAAGCAGAAGCAAATGCAAGATCAAAAGATCCAACAGATTTTGCTTTAAGGTTGTTAATTTCAAAGGCAAAAGATGAAAATAATGAGCTGCTTTTTAATGTTGGTCATTTGCCAGGGTTAAAGAATCAATTACCAGCAGCAGTAGTTGAAAAGATATGTCTTTCTTTAATGGGAGAAGAATTAGAGGAGGTGCAAGAAGAAACAAAGTTGAAAAGCACTAGGACAAAAACTAAAAAAAGATAGTGGACTATTAGCAGAATTGATTGTTGCTAAAGAACTTGGGTATACGTTGGTTGAACTAAGGGAAAGAATGACCCCAGAAGAATTATTGCTTTGGCATTCGTTTTTCTCTCTACAAAAAGATGAAGAGCAAAGATTAATCAATAAAACCAGAATGCAACGATAGAATTAAAACAATACGGTTAAGGAATGGGATGGCTGAATCAACGCTTCTATTAAAACTTAAGGCTTCAGGCGTTCAACAACAGATTGCCAGAATCCATAACAAGATGGTGGCTTTTGATCGTTCAGTAGGCAAGCTTCAAGGTTCATTAGATAGATTGGCAAGAACATCAAAATCGGCTTGGGATAGATTTGGGAATCATGTAAGAAATGCAAGAAGAAGAGTCCAGGTTGCAACGGCAAAAATGAAGAAAGCAATACTTGGAGTAAAAGGAGTATTAGCTGGTTTAGCTATTGGAGCATTTGTTAAAAATATTTTTAGTGCAGCAGCGACAATGGAAAGATTTGAAATGCAATTTACAACTTTAACTGGATCAGCTACGAAAGCAAAAGAGGTCATGGCTGACTTGCAAGAGTTAAATAAAAAATCTCCTTTTGAATTACCTGATCTTGTAAAAGCATCTGCGAAATTAAAAGCATATGGAGTTGAAACTGAAGATTTAGTAGATATGACAGGAAGACTTGGCAAAATATCGGCTGCAACTAGATCTGATATTGGTGGAATTTCGTTGGCTTATGGTCAAGCGTTGGCAAAAGGAAAATTAATGGGAGAGGAATTAAGGCAGTTTATGGAAAGGGGAGTTCCTGTTAGAGAAGAACTTGAAAGGATGACGGGTTTAACAGGAGATAAATTTGATGAAGCAATGAGAAAAGGAAAAATTTCTTCTGCCATGTTGACAGAGGCAATAAAAAACATGACAGGAGAAACAGGGCAATTTGGAAAAGCGTTTGAAAATACAGCTAATTCAATGGATACAAAATTAAGCAATATGAGGGATGCTTTCTTTCAAGCATCTGCTGCTTTAGGAAAAGCATTTGCTCCTGTTTTTAAATGGGTGCTTGATAGCTTGACTGTTATTTTTAACACCTTTACCAAATTAATGGCACAGATCCAAAGAGGTTTAGATGTTCTTGGAAGAAGATTAGAAGCAAACAGATTAGCGGCTGAATTAGCAAAAGAAAAAGGTTTCAGCGGCTTTAAAGGTAAAAGAGAAATGAAAAAACAAGGAATAACAAGAGCCGATTTAAGAGAAGAAGCATTGGCAAATTTAGAAAAATCTCAGGAAAGCCAAGCTGCATTAGATGCAAAATTACCTCAACTTGTTAATGGAGTAAATGAATTAAATAATGTTTCTGGACAAGTAGCTGTTAAATGGGAGTCGATAAGAGAAACCATTGCAAGTGGATTAACAAGTGCAATTGAAGGGTTAATTTCTGGAACACAATCATTAGGAGAATCATTAGCTGGTATTGCAAAATCAATTGCAAGTATGTATTTAAAATCAGCCATTACAAGTTTTCTTCCTGGCTTACCAGCTAGTGCAGAAGGTAGATATGCCTCTAGTCCTATGGTTTCAACTTTGGCAGAAAAAGGAGAGCCAGAATATGTTATTCCATCTGGTCGAATGGCAGAAGCAACAGCTAGATACCAATCAGGACAAAGAGGTGAAAGTGTAATTCCAAGAGGTGGAGGATCATCTAATTATTCAGGTGGCTCTGGTGGAGCAACAGTAGTTTCATATAATGGGCCAGTGCTTAACTTTAATTCAGAAGAGTTTGTTCCTAAATCAGCAATAGGAGAGATTATTAATAGTGCAGCATCAAGAGGAGCTAGAGCTGGAGAGGCTAGGACAATATCAAGCCTTAAAAACTCAAGATCAAGGAGGTCTACTTTAGGATTATGACTTTTGTTGCTTTAACTAATTTCATCACCATTACCAACCCAAATGGTTCTGTTCAAGAGATACCTGACAAGTTCCAAAATGGCAAACAACCATCAATAAGTGGGCATGATTATCTAAGTTTTATTTATCAAGGTGCAACAAGAAACAGATCAGGTGACAACATGACCTCTTCTTTGATATTGGCTAATAGTGAGTTGAGTATGAGCTATGCCCAGCAGATGGTTTTAAATAAATATCACATAAAAGTTGAAACTTGTTTGATGACTGATGATTTTGAAAAGCAGTTAGATAATAATAATGAGCCAAGAATATTAACTTCTGAAACTTGGTTGGCCTCTTCAATGTCATATGACCCAGAGACAATAGAGCTAATTTTAAGTTCAGCAATAGACGCTGTTGGAGCACAATGCCCCACAAAAGTTCTAACCAAGGATCTCTGTGGCTCTTTGCCTGTTACTGGCTCATTGCAAAACAGGTGAAGCCTCATCAATTGGTTGGGCTTCCCTATCGTTTAGGAGCTGACCCAGAAAAACATGGAGCTGGAGATTGCTTAAGTTTATGTCGTGTTGTTTTAGCTAATTATGGTTTTACTGTCCCTTATGGGAAGCGTGATTGGTATAGAAGACTAAGGAAAAAAGATTATTTAGTATTTGAAGAAGAACTAAATCGGTGGGGTGTTGATTCATCCCCTAAACTAGGAACGATTGGATTATGCCTAAGCAATGAGAATTGTTTGGGTATGGCAGCTTTTTATGAGGATGGATGGCTAAGTTTTCGGAAGACATTAAGAGGCCAGGTGGTGATTTGGAGTCCTATAAACGCCCTCATGGTCAAAGGCTGCTACTACCAGCGGAAATAGAATTTTGTGAGCTTTTAGGTTGTAGCAAAGAACAATATTTTTATTTTTTAGATCAGCAAGCTTTATACAACGGCAAAAGGCCAAAAGGTTATGAATTAATCCCTGATATTCGTTCAGCAGAAGTAACTATTTTAGGTTACACAATAAGTAAAGCTGTAATGGTACAAATAGGAATAGCAGTTGCAGCAGCAACTGTTTCTTATTTATTAACGCCAAAGCCAAGAGAACAAAAGCCTGGATCTAGTCAAAGAACAGCAGATGCAATTGGTAATTCTAAGTTTGCTCCACAGTCTTCTTTTGACAGTATTCAAAATCTTGGAAATGTAGGAGATATTATTCCCCTTGTATTTGCTAATTCAGAAGAAAAAGGTGGTTATGGAGGTGTTCGTGTTAATAGTCAATTGCTATGGAGTCAGTTTGTAAGTCTTGGCAAATATCAACAGTTAAAAGCATTAAATCTATTTTCTTTAGGTGCGATTGATGGAGAACCTGATTATCAAGGTTATGCAATTGGAGATACTCTTTTAAATGCATACAACGCCCATAAGGTTGGGCTTTATTTTAGAGATGGTAGTGAATCAGGAAATAACAGAATAAGATCAACTGATATTGACCAAGATTCTAAATTAACTTTTGCTGGTGGAGATGATCCTTTTGAAATAGGTGTTCCAGATAATCAAGGTGATGGAGCAATACCAACAATTACAAGCAAGGCATTTAGTGGAGCAAGAAACCCAACCACCCAAACAAGATTTGGAGCTTATTCACCCTTCCCAAATGCTCAGATTTGCAGATTGCCATATGAATTAATTCGTGATCCTAGAGGCTCAACAAAAGAAGCAATCAAGGACATGATGAGGAAAAGAAAAAAAGTTGAATTTGCAAGGTGGCCTACAAGATGCGGCTTTATGTCAGCTAGTAATGGAGGAAATGTTGGAAGCCAGATTACTTATCAAATAGTAGGAACAGATTCAGGTCAAGAAAACGGATTACAACGTGTTTATGATCAAGAAGATAAAAATGCTGATGCTTTCAATTATCGACCTCATGGAGTTGATGATGTTGATAGTATGACAACATCAATTAGAGAAAATACAGATAATCTATTTGCTGTTGGTGAACAATATTTGATAGGAACAGCAGTTGCAAAATGCATAAGAATCCCTAACCCTGACCCTTGGACAATAGATAGAACAAAATCTTACTTTTTTGAAATTACAGAAGCTGGTGATTTAGATATTCCAGTAAATAATAATCTTGCTACGCATTGCCAGAATCCTGTTTGGTATGACCCCCCAGGATCTGATAATGATAAAAACGCTTCATTTAGTTTAAGTGATCTTGCACCAATTCTTTATCAACAGGAAATAAGTGGAACGACTCAAGGATATTCTTATGGGCATAGAGATTTATATTATGGCTGGGATATTTACACAGGCCAAAGGCTTGCAATTGCCACTGTTTCAAATAATAGAAAATGTGATGTAACAGAGATTGGATTAAAAAGCAGAGTCTTTAAAAAAATAAGATTTGCCAATATTGACAGTCAGCCAGATGAAGATGCTTTGCAAAGAGCATTTGAAGAAAGAACACAGATTACTTTAGGACAAATTGATAGATATATTTCAAGGATTGAGTTTTTTATGCTTCAAGTAAGAGAGCTTGGATCTGATACTTGGTATGATTTAAAGAATGGATTAAGCAATCATCTTGGTTTATTTGCTGTAAAAGGAAACACCCCAGAATTTCAATATAATTATATAAGTATTCATCACCCTGATAACACAAAACAATTTGAATATAGATTTAAACCTTACCCTGGTAATTTTATTACTAGGGGAAATAATTGGAATAAGAGAGTTAATCTTTTAAACACAGCATCTGGAGGAAATCAAACTGTTCATCATTTCAGTTCAATTAATCCTTATGGTGGTTTTAATATAACTTTTTCAGGTGATGAGGCATATTATTTAAATAAAGATACTGA